GGCCTTGGCGAGGCAGGGTTCTCGCTGTGGGACGAGTGGTCGAGCGCTGGCGGTAAGTACTCGGGCACCAACGACCTGGAGTACCACTGGCGCACGTTCAAGCCAGCCAAGGGGGTGAACATTGGCAGCATGTTTCACTTAGCGAAGACCTACGGCTACAAGCCGCCAACGAGCAGCACCAAGGCCCTGTCCGCTGTCGAGGCGTTTCAGATACCTACGGCCCCAGCAGCCCCAGCAACAGCCAGCCAGCCAGTGGAAGATAGCCAATCACCACCGGTAAATACCACTCCCGATGGCTGGCCCGAGCACCGACTGGACCTCACCAAGCTGCAGCCGGTTGACTACCTGGTCGACGGGTTCTTGGCCCACAGCCTGATGATCCTTGCCGGTATGCCCGCGGTTGGCAAGACCTCTGGCCTCATCTCCATGGCCATGATCATCGCTGGATTCTCCATCCCAGGGTCAGACCTGAAGACCAAGAACCCGCGCAAGATCATCTACGTCACCGAGGACATGCACCAGGTCCAGACGATACTCTTCGCCATGTGCAAGCACTTCCAAATAGACCCCGACGAGGTCGCAGATAAGTTTGTGATGCTGGAGTCCAAGCGCTCCACCGTCCCAGAGCTGCTGACCCTCGCCCACAACGTGGCACGTCACACTGTCAACGACACGCGCCCTTTCCTGATCCTTGATACGGCCAACGCGACCATGGCTATGGAAAACGAGAACGACAACTCCGAGGCCGGTACGTTCATCGCCGCCATCAAGCAGACCATCTACACGCAGATGCGCACCCCAGTGGCCATCATCGCGCACACGCCAAAGGGCTTCAACAAGAGCGACGAGGACGCGTCAGCCCGAGGCGCGTCGGCGTTCGTTGGCGACGTCACCCTCACCAGCGTGATGTACGTCGACGCGTCCGACAACCGCGTGATCAAGCTGCAAAAGACCCGCTACGAGCCGCAGTTCAGGGAGATCGTGTTCGAGTCAGTCACCATCGACGAGCCGGTCATCGACCCGCACGGCGATATCCAGACCGTGCGCTGCCGCATCTCCATCCCCAAGTCGCTGTCAGACACGCAGAAGATGAGCATGCAGCAGCAGCGCCAGCTCGACCAGGACAACGACAAGATCGACAAGGCGTGCCTGTACATCCAGGAGACCATCAACCGGCACGGTCCCATCGCCATCAAGATGGGGTCGGGCGGTGCGAAGAACCCGCCGCAAGAGATCGCCAGCCTGCACCGGCTGGTTTGGGCCGACGTCTACGCCAACGTGCCTGGTACGTCCAAGTCGTCGGACACGCGCAGGGCGGTGCGAAATGCGGCCTATGAGCGGTTCGCGATGACGCCGTTTGATGGCTGGTGCAGGCTGTCGAGTGCCATGGGGGGTGAAAGTGGTGTGTAAGTGTAAAGTTTCAACGGGTTCAAGGGGTGTTCAAGGGGTATACCCGTTGAACCCTTTGAGGAAAAACGGAGCGAGATGACCAGTAGGGGGGGTTAAAAACCCCCTACTGGACATCCGATTCAGCCGAAATTGATGGTTTTGGGGGTGATGGTTCTTCAATCAAGCATACCCCCCCCGTCTAAAGAAAACCCGTTGAAAAACCCGTTGAAAGGCAGGTGAAAATGGAGCAGTGGAAAGATGATCGGGGAAGTTGTAAGGAATGCGTCAACTTTGGGTCGAAAGTGGTGCGGGAGAGCTACCCGACAGAAGTAATGGAAAAGTTTAGATTTGTAAATCACCCTGCGCTGCGTTGGATGATCGAGTCGGCGAGGGTGAAGGACGGCGTGGCCAGGGTCAGCTACAAGACGAGCGTGTGTAAGGTCAAGGAGCTGACGCCGATCGTGGACGGCACGCTGCACCGGTGTGATTGGTACAACAGGCCCGTGCAGGAGCAGGGCCAACAGGAGGGGGCGGCATGGTGGGATTGAGCGAGGACAGGCAGCGCAAGCAGCGCAGGCAGGTGGAGCACACAGAGCAGGTCAGGCTGGTGCAAAGGGTGCGGGCGTTCTATCCTGACGTGATCATTGCGGCCATACCCAATGGAGGCGCTAGAACGGCGCAGGAGCGCTTGAGGCTGTACGGTGAGGGGGTGCTCGCGGGTATGCCTGATCTGTGCGTCCTGAAGCCGTCTAAGGGGTTTAGCGGGCTGTTTGTGGAGATGAAGACGCAGGATGGCGTGGTTGCTGCGGCGCAGAGGGATGTGGCCAAGCGGCTCAATGCCGCGGGGTATTTGTGTTTGGTTGCCAGGAGCTGTGAGGACGGCTGGGCTTTGATCAAGGAGTATTTGGATGACTGGAAAGACGACGAGACCGAAGACGGTCAGTGAGGTGGCGGACATGCACGCGAGCAACATCGCAGCGCATCAGGCTCAGAAGGCGGAGGTCTCCAAGTGCGCGAAGGCTATCCACTCGCTCGGAGGCGAGCAGGCGATATGGGACGCGCTTGAGGCAGGGGCGACGGTGCTGGAGCTATGCGCCAGGCTTGGCGTGTCTACCAGCGCATTGGACCGATGGGTGCAAAGAGGGGGCGACGCACGCCGTGAGGCTTACGCCCGCTCACGTACGCGAGGCGCTCAGTCGATGGCCGAGGAGACCATCGCCATCGCTGACGCGGCGACGCCTGCCGACGTGCAGGTGGCCAAGCTGCGCATCGACGCACGCTGGCGCATGGCCTCTAAGACCGACGCAGCGCAGTTCGGGGACCGCCAGGTGCCGCTAGTGAACATAGACCTCGGCTCGCTGGCCCTGGACGCCCTGCGGCTGCGTAGCGTTGACAAGCCTGTACACGGGCTTGACGACATGAGGGAAAACCCTGACGAGGACTGACCCGCCAGCCAGCCGGCGGCCGCGGGACCCCCCCCGTCGCCGCGCGGGGCGGGGGCGGCTGCTGCGGTGTCCGACACACATTAAAATTTTTTCCCTGAGTCGAAAACAAACACCCTAAAAAAATTTTTACAAAAGAGTCAAAAAACTAGTTGACAAGCTGTCAAGCCCTGTTTTACATTTGAGTCATCGAGAAATCGATACCAACCTAAACGATTAAACCGGAGTAAACGCAATGACTGAAACAGCCTACAACGATATGACAGAGACCTACATGCGCTCTGGACGATATGACAGCAAGGGCCGTGAGATTGGCTACATTGTTGGCCTCAACAACAACGGTACAACTTTTGCCGCTTGGGTGCAAAACGCCCGCCGCGTCAATGGTGAGTGGAAAGAATATGGCGTGCAACAGCGGTCTAAGGCATTTAGCAGCCAAGACGCCGCAACACGCTGGGCGTTCCAAACCGCCAATGAGCGCATCAGCAAGCTGTAATCGACACGGGGCCTCGGCCCCTCATTAGGAGAAAACGAAATGACCGTATACGCATACATGCGAGTGAGCACCACAGAGCAGGCAGATGGGACGAGCCTGGCCAACCAGAAGCGTGAGTGCAAAGGTAACGCGATGACGCACGCGTTGTACATCGAGCGGTACATCCAGGACGGCGGCGTGTCTGGCGTGGTGCCGTTCTTTGAGCGGCTGCAGCATCACGGCATCAAGCTGGCCAAGGGGGACGTGGTGATCGTGTCCAAGCTGGACCGGTTCACGCGTGACGCCCGTGACGCGCTCAACACGATCCATGAGTTCAAGCGCGTTGGTGCGCGCCTGATCATCAACGGCAACGGCGACGTGACTGACGACAGCAACGTGACGGCGCGGTTGATGCTGGAGATCATGGCGGTGTTTGCTGGGCATGAGCGCCGCGTGATCAAGGAGCGCCAGAAGACGGGCCAGGCAGCCAAGCGCGCAGCCGGCGGGCACATTGGCGGCTCGGCCAAGTTTGGGTACGTGATCGAGGGCGTGGGCAAGGACGCGCGCCTGGTGGAGGACCCAGTGCAGCAGGCGGCGCTGCGCGAGGCGGTGCTGCTGCGCGATGGCGGGATGAGCTTTCGCCAGATCGCGCAGGAGCTGCAGGGCAAGCACGGCGTGAAGGTCTCGCATGAGGCGGTTCGCAAGGCGTTGCTGGAGGTGGCGGCATGAGACCCGATTCGCCTTGCATCGCGGTATGCACGACCCTGTACGACGAGGTGTGTAA